AAAGAACATCAACACCTACCTTTGGTCTACTAAATATGTTTGTATATGACCCTAAACTAAAAGAGAAATTACCATATTATGATACATTTCCTTTAGTATTACCCATTGAAGAATATAGTAATGGGTTTTTAGGAATCAATATGCACTATCTGTCTATGCCTATAAGAATTAGATTATTAGATAGATTAGTAGATTATAGTAATAATGATAAATTTGATAAGTCTACAAATTTAAATGTAGATTATAGTCGATTAAAAAAGATAGACTTAATCAAACCTTGTCTAAAAAGATATTTAGCAGGACAAGTTAAGTCTAAATTTAGAAAAGTAGAGGCAGATGAATTTATGATTGCAACACTATTACCTGTACAGAGATTTAAGAAACAGTCTGATAGTCATGTATTTGCAAAATCAAGAGGAATGATATAATGGCAATTAAAACACTAATAGGTTCTTCACAAGGAGTATTAAAAGAATTTTTAGGTATTCTTCATGAAGAAGATTCTTATGCTAGAGCAGCTCGTTTTGAAGTGGTAATACAACCACCCAAAAGTCTTACTAGACCTGAAGGTATGCATGCATCATCAGCTCTTGCATTAAGTGAATTTTCTAAAGATGGTACAAATAGAAATATATCATTAAAATGCAATACTGTTACTATGCCAGGCAGAACAGTAACTCAAATAGAGGACAATACTTTAATGGGCCCATCAAGAAGTTTTGTAACTGGTACCCCAACTTATGCTGATATACAAGCACAATTTACTATGTTAAATTCAAATGGTCAAGATAGAAGATTTTTTGAAGCATGGCAAGGAAGCGCAGTTTCAGAAGCAGACTTTAGTGTAAACTATTATAATGACTATGTTGGTCAAGTTGATATGTATTTACTAAACGAAAAAAACGAAAGGAAGTATGGTATAAGACTTCAAGAAGCATTTCCTAAGATAATAGGAGATTTAACATTAAATGGAGAAAGTAGGAATCAATTAGCAACAATGGATATTACTTTTTCTTATAGATATTGGGAAATTTTAGAAGGTGGAAGCACTATACCTAAAAAAATAGAATCAACACTTGGTTTGATAGGTAATGCAATAGAAAGAAATTTACTTTCAAGGATACCTAAAGTTTTAAGAAACTTATAGATAATAAATTATATAATAAATTAGAGGATGAATAATTATGGCATTACCAAAATTAGAAACACCTGTTCACAATTTGATATTACCATCATCAGGTGAGCAGACAAAATTTAGACCGTTCTTAGTCAAAGAACAAAAATTATTAATGTTATCCCAAGAGGGTGAAAATAAAGGTGAAATATTTGATACATTAAAAACTATCGTAAATGAATGTACTTTTAATAAATTAAATGTAGAAACTTTACCAATGTTTGATATTGAATATTTATTTTTAAAAATAAGAGCAAAATCTGTTGGGTCAAAAATTGATGTAATATTAGTTTGCCCAGATGATGAAAAAACACAGGCAGAAGTTAATGTGAATTTAGATGAAGTTGAAGTACAAATAGATGAACAACATACAAATGTAATACAGATAAATGATGATATTAAATTAGTTATGCAATATCCTATTTTAGAAGATATGAAAAATTTACAAAATTCATCTACATTAGAACTATTTAAAATTATTAATAAATGTGTAAAAGAATTACACCATGGAGAAAATATTTACAGTGGGCCAGATATGACTGAAAAAGATTTGAATGATTTTTTTGAAAGTATGAGCTCAGAGCAATTTGACAAAGTTAATCAATTTTTTGATACTATGCCAAGACTAAGACATTTTGTAAAAATAGTAAATCCTAATACTAAGGTAGAAAGTGAAGTTATGCTGGAGGGTCTAGAAAGTTTTTTAGAATAGGGCTCTCTCATGAGAGCCTAGCAGGTTACTACAAAATAAACTTTCAACTTATGCAACATCATAAATACTCTTTAACAGAGTTAGAGAATATGATACCATGGGAAAGAGATATTTATTTAGGATTACTAGAAAAACATATTAAAGAAGAAAACGAAAGAATAGAAAAGGAAAATGCAAAATATGCCAACCAATGAAACTAAAAAAGTAAACATAGAACTAGAAGTAGATACAAATGTTGTAGATTCTAGTAAAAATAAATATCAATCATGGATAGATATGGCAAGAGCTGTGGATGCATGGAGAATATTTCCTAGACTATTCTTAACAGTATATATTGTATTACTTTACAAAGTAGTTATATGGTATATGAATCTTGGAGCTCCTACAATGGAACAATCTGGTTTAGTTAGTATTGTTGTTGGTGCTGGTGCTGCATGGTTTGGACTATACACAGGAACGAGTAAAAAATAATGGCATTAGATACTACATTCGATAATGAAGGCATAAAAAAAGGTTTACAACAGATAACCTTACAATTAAATGAAACTAACAAACAGTTAGCAGAACAGGGTGAGCCTAATTTATTTAAAGCATTCAAAGAAAATCAAGCAGAGGTGTTTGCTTCTTTTGCTATTAGTAAAATGCAAATGGCCCAACAACAAAGAATTGCTGATGCTGTTTCACAAGACCCAGGCACAGTTAAAACACCTAGAGACCAAAAAGGTAGAGCCCTTACAAGAAGACCAGCTGAAGGTGACACTTTATATGGACTGATGGCAAAATTGGTTACCATTTCAGGTGACCAACAAACTATGTTTGAAAATGCAAAAACTGATGCTGAAAAAAAACAGGAAGAATTACAGAAAAGACAAGAGAAAAAAGATGAAGAATATCTTCAGATTGCATTAAAAACAAATGAAAAAGATAGGAGTGTGAATCAAAATATTGCGGTTGATGCACATGCTGATGCACTAAATGCCAAAGATGTAGCTAATGAAGAGCGCATACAAAGAATGAAAGATTCAGGCAAATTAAGAGAAAGTCTTAGAAGAGGTTTTACAGGTTTAAAAAATCCAATGTTTGCACAAGCAAAACTAACAAGGATGGGTAACAGATTGTTAGGTAAAGGACTTTTAATAAGAGCAAAACTTCTTAAAAGAAATTACCAGCAAGGAAAAATATTTGAAAGTATAGGAAAATCATTTGGTAAATTCTTTATGACAAATAAAAAAGATAAAAAAGATAGTGATGGCCTTTTAATGAAAGGACTTAAAAAGTTAGGTAGTATATTTAAAAGTGGTCTTTCTGCATTAACTAGCACATTTGGATTTATTCTTAAAACTGCAGCTGTGCTTTTATCAATAGGTCTTATATTCAGGTTTTTAGATAGTGATTATTGGAAAAAAATAAAACCAAATATAGGTCAAATAATTGCTGAATCTGTTATAGTTGCAGAAAATATAGTAAACATGTTAATTACAGTAGTAAAAGATATACTTATACCCGCACTTATGACTTTGGCTAAAGCTACCCTTTATGTTGCAAAAAAAATCGGTGGTATATTTGGAATGCAATTTGCTGAAGGTAAAAGAAGTAAAATAGAAGAAGAGGTCAGAAGTAATGAAAAATTTAAAACAGAAGCTGATATACAAAAAGAAATAAAAAGGAGAGTAGACCTTGAGGCATTACACTTTTACGCTGACAGGGGAGGATATGACTTAGGTGATTTCATTTTATTCAGAACACCTTATGAGGTTATGAAAAAAAATGATGAAGATTTTAAAACAATGATGGGTAATAGTGGTGTATCATTAGGTGGTTTTGAAATTATTCCTACAGATATGGCATCTAGAATGGGTAATACTAATAATTTTATTACTCAACAAAAAGGTGGTGATTTAACGACTAATAATTTACTTTCAAACAATAAAGCATTAACATCTAATAACCTTATAAGTAAATTATACCTTCAGTATTAACTAGGATTTAGATGGTCTTCGGTTAGTATCTTAAATTCCATATTGTGGTCTAAACAAAACTCAGTTGCTGACTTCCATTTGGCCTTGTTTATACCCCATGTCTTGACTTTGTTATACCAAACACCTGTTCTTCTTTTAGGATTCCTTTCTGGTGGTGTACATTGATTCTTAGGTTTAACTTCAATGATATACTTCTTGATACTACCATTTTTAGTACGAACTTTGATATAGAAATCAGGGAAATATCTATGATAACGACCATCCCACGGCGATACATATGGAATGACTAATTCTTCACTACCCCATTCTATGATAGACTTAGTAGTATCACAATACTTCATCATCTTCAATTCCCATGATGAACGATACACTATTTCCTTAATATCACCTTGATACTTGGTAGGATATTTAGGTTTAAACTTTCCTTTATATGTCATAATCGTTATAAATACTTTAAATTATATAGGACTATTTAGACATGGGATTTAACTTCGGTAAAGCAATAGTAACACAAGTAAAAGATAGAGTATACAAGAAAGTTGTTGGTGGTGTTGGAGATATAGTTAGAGGAATACCTGGTTTTGGTAATTCTAGTATTTTAGGTCAATTAATTAGAACTAATCTAAACCCCGAAGCTCGCAGTTTCCCTCTAGATGTAGAACAACAACCAGGTCTTGGTAATCAAGGACATTACATACTCTTTTATATCAATGAACAAACAAATGCACAATTAAAATTTGGAAATCAACAACCTGAAGGTGCAGGGTTTAAATCTGTCTT